CGAGTATTTTTGCCGCCGCTATCCGGAGATGATCGAGCGGGCCATCGAAACGGGCGTCGGGGACAAGGAAGCAAACGCGGCCCCTCGCGGAAATTCAAAATCCACCTGGGGCACGTTCATCACGCCGATCTTCTGCTCGTTGTTTCTCAAGCGCAAAAATATTCTGATCGTTTCCGAGACCAAAACCCAGGCCACCGACTTCATCCAGGCGATCAAACTGGAGTTTGAAGGCAACGAGCGCCTGGCCCAGGACTTCCCGCAGGCCTGCGGCGAGGGACCCCGCTGGCAGGCCGACGATATTATTATCAAGAACGGAGTGCGAATATTCGGTGCGGGCTCCGGACAAAGGATCAGGGGCACGAAACACGGCAGCCGCAGGCCGGACCTCGTGGTTTGCGACGACATCGAGAACGACGAGTCAGTCGAGTCTCCGGAGCAGAGAAAAAAGCTGCTCAAGTGGTTTAACCGGGCGCTCATGAAAATCGGCGCAAAGTACACGGTCTTTATTTTTGTCGGAACGATTCTGCATGCAGAGAGCCTGCTCGCCGATCTCCTGGAGCGTCCGGGCTGGAAGGGCCACAAGTTCAAATCCGTCATCAGCTATTCCCTGTCCAGGCTGTGGGAAAAGTGGGAGACGCTGTTCGCGGACCGGACCATCGGGAAGCAGGAGGCCGAGGACAGGGCCGATGCGTTCTTTGCGGAACACAAAACAGAGATGCTGGCCGGCACAGAAGTGCTCTGGCCCGAGGAAGAGGATTATTACTTCCTGATGAAAATGCGCACCTCAGATGGCCCCGCTGCGTTCGACAGCGAAAAGCAGAACGAGCCCATCAACCCCGAGGACGCCGTCTTCCTCGAAGAGTGGATCACCTATTACGACGAGGACGAGGTGGATCTCGCGGGGCTCGCGCACGGCGCGGCGGTGGATCCCTCGCTCGGGAAAAAGAACAAGAACGCGGACCCCTCCGCGATCGTGGCGGGAAAGAAAAAGGGCGAGATCATTTATGTCACCCTGGCCGACATTGAGAAGCGCCACCCCGACAAGATTATGACGGACCTGCTCGCCTATCACGAGAAGCTGCACTTTGACCAGGTGGCGATCGAAGCCGTGCAGTTTCAGGAATACTTCGCGGGCGATGTCGAGAAAGAAGCGCACAAGCGCAATCTCTCCATGAACGTGCTGCCCGTCCCGGAGAACGCCGACAAGGACCTCCGCCTCATCACGCTGCAACCGTTTATCAAAAACGGATGGATCCGCTTCGGACGTCACATGCGGGAGCTCGTCCGGCAGCTCATCCAGTTCCGACTCAAAAACAAAGGCGGCCACGACGACGGACCGGACGCATTGGAAAAGCTCAAAAACCTCCTCATCGTCGGCGTCGGCAAGATCGAGTACCAGACCGTTGCGTCGCGCACGTCCGGTTTCGGAAAACAAAAAGGAGCGTGGTGATCCCATGGCCCTATTAGACCAGTACGGAAAAGAGATCAAAGCCAACAAGCCCATCCTCGAGCCCATCGCGGTGCAGACCATCCGCGACCGCTACTCCTCCTATCCGTCCCAGGGGCTCACGCCCGAGCGCCTCGCCGCCATCCTGAAAGAGGCGGACCAGGGCTACGTGCTCAGGCAGGCGGAGTTGGCAGAGGAAATTGAGGAAAAGGACGGTCACCTCGGCTCAGTATTACAATCCCGCAAGCTCGCCGTGGCCGGGCTCACCTGGGAGGTTCTGCCCGCGAGTGACTCAGCGGAAGATAAAAAGATCGCCGAGGCGGGCAAAGAGGCGCTGGACTACATCGGCAGCACGGATCCGCACGAGGAAGGCTTCGAAGGCGGGATGATCGACAGCCTCGACGGAATGTTTAAGGGCTTCGCCGTTCAGGAGATCATGTGGGAAGTGGCCGAGGGCAGCGTCTGGCCAAAAAGCCTGAACTGGATCCACCAGAAGCGCTTCACCTTCTCCGGCCCGCAGCAGCAGGTCGGCAGCCAGACCCTCTGGCCGCTGCTCAATGTTCCGCGCCTGCTCACTGACGCGGAACCCATCTACGGCGAAGAGCTGCTGCCGAACAAGTTCATCTTCCATCGGCACAAGGCGCGCAGCGGGGCCACCAGCCGCGGCGGACTGCTCCGCGCGTGCGTGTACATGTACCTGTTCAAAAATTACGATATAAAAGACTGGCTCGTCTTTAACGATCTCTTCTCTGTGCCCATGCGCGTGGGCAAGTACAAGGCCGGGGCGAGCCCGGCGGACATCGACGCGCTGAAGCAGGCCGTGTTCAACCTCGGTGTGGACGCCGCCGCGGTGATCAGCGACAGCACGGTGATCGAGCTGCTCGAAGCCGCGACCAGGACAAACGCGGGAGGCTTTAAGGAGCTTGCCGAGTTCTGCGAAAAGACCCAGACCAAAGTCGTGCTCGGCCACTCATCCGCGGCGGACTCCACGCCCGGCAAGCTCGGCAACGAACAGCAGGGACAGGACCTTCAGCAGAACCTCCTGGAGTCCGACGCCAAACAGATCGAGCGCACGGTCCGCTTCCAGATCCTCGGCCCGTGGAAGACCTACAACTACGGACCGAACGCATCGATCCCGAAGTTCAAGCTGCATTACGAGGCCGACGAAGATCTCGCGTCGCTCGCCGAGACCTACGGCAAGCTCGTGACCTCGGTCGGCTTCACCGGCATTCCCGTGTCGCATATTCATGAGCGCTTTAGCATCCCTGAGCCGAAGGACGGGGAAGAGACGGTGAAAGCGCCGGTGCCCGTGAATCCCTTCGGGATGCCGCAGGGTCCAGGGTCCGGGGGCCAGGGTCCAGTGGATAAACAGATCCCCGCTGACAAGCAACCTCCTGAGCCTCCGACGCCGCCGGACAAACAGCCGCCCGTTGATAAGCAGCCTCCCGCTGATAAACAGCAGAATAAGGCTTGCGGTTGTGACCTGCACTCCTCGCGTCCTTCGCGCCTTCGCGGTGAAAGCTCTTCTGATTTTGAACTGATGCTCAACGCCCTCGAAGGCGCCGACGCCGCCTGGGTCGCGGAATACATGAAGCGCCTGGAGCCCGCGCTCCACGGCGCGAAGCAGTCCGCGCTGAACGAGATCGAGCGATGGCTCGCGGACCAGGCCACTCCTCCCTCGGCGGAGGAGTTCAACGCGAAGATCCAGCAGATCCTCGGCGACTCCTACGCGAACATGGACAAGCAGGCGGTCAACAACGCGGTCGCCGACATGTACAGCTACTACAAAAACAGCCTGCCGATCGCGAACGTATCGACCATGTTCGGCGGCGCGGACATGCGCGCCATGGAGTGGCTGGCGGAGAATGACAACCAGTTCTATTCCAAGTTCATCAAGAACACAGAATCACAAGACGCGCTCACAAAGTTTCTGAATGATCGATATCTCGAAGGCGGTGAAGGTCTCTTCGGGCGCGGCGACCCGAAGACCATCGCCGAGCTGAAGGACCTGCTCAGCCAAAAGCTCACCGACATCTCGGGATTCCAGGCGAACAGGATCATTGACACGTCCGTCCAGCGGATACGGAATTTCGCGCATCTTGAAAAAATGGCCTCCGCGGGGATCCCCGAGATAGAGATCTATGAGCCGACGGAAGAGTGCGCCTTCTGCGCCGCCATGAACGGCACGGTCATCCAGGTGGACGCGGCCTATGGTCTGATGCAGGAGATCCTGGACATGAGCCCGGACGAGTACGTGCAGCACATGCAGGACACCCCGGCCACGGTGGATAATCTCGCGGAGCTCCAGGCGAACGGCGCGCTGCCGCCCTATCATCCGTTCTGCCACGGCCGCACCATCATGCGGCTGCAGAAGAACTCGATCGTTCCCCGGCGGGAGCGTTCGCAGCCTGCTCCGGTTATCACCGTCCCCGTCCACCTGACGATCAACAGCGGCGGTGGAAAGAAAAAGATTGAGAGCCGGGACAAGGACGGCAATGTGGTCAAGACCTGGGAGATGGTAGACGAATCGTAGGGGCGGCCCCATGTGGCCGCCCGCAAGAGGGCAACCACACAGGGTTGCCCCTACCACCGTCAATCTAAGATTGACAGTGGGGCATTCCGGCACCGGGTCAAACCGCAAATGCGGGGCACCGCGAGCGAGACTGGGCCAAGCCCCGGCACATTGGACGACAAATCAACGTTTGCCCGTTTATAAACTCACTCAGGCCTATAGACGGGGTTGGGGTTTCATGCAATAGGATTCGTTTTTGACTTTCAAGGAGGTTTTCCCATGTCAGACATGAGCGACTATCTGGAAACGATGATCGGCAACGTGCTGTTCCGGACCCAGACGGCCTGGAAACCGGCTGCCATCTGGATCGCGCTGTACACCACCCTGCCCGCCGAGGACGGGACCGGCGGCGTTGAGGTAACGGGCGGGAACTATGCCCGCGTGCAGGTGACCCAGGCGGACGCCAACTGGAATGCGCCGGCCGGAGGGAACGGACTGTTCGACAACGTGAACGATATTGTGTTCCCGGCGCCGAACGCCAACTGGGGCAACATCGTCGGCTGGGGGATACTGGACAACAACGCTGCCGGGAATCTGCTGATCAAAAAAACGCTCACCGTGCCGAAGACCGTGAACAACGGAGACCCCGCGCCGAAGTTCGCGGCGGGCGCGCTGGACGTTACGTTCGCATAGAGAAAAATTATGATCCTCGACGCCATAACAAAAAAACTTGAGATTGTCCTCGCGGGAGCGGTGACGGCGAACCAATTGCCGTTTCAATGTGATTGGGTAGATGTGACCTCTACGGCATCAACTCCAGGCACGAACGGTGGATTGTCAAACAGCACAACACCCGTTGACCTGGTTCCCGTTCCCGGCGGGACAACGCAGCGGATTATCAAATACATCAACATCTACAACGCCGACACCGCATCGGCCACGGTCACTGTCCGGTTCAATGACAACTCCACGCTGCGCACCCTCGTCAAGATCGTCCTGGCGGTCGGTGAGACTATCATCTTCGACGGCATCTCCTTCCGCGTGCTCGATGCAACGGGGGCACAGAAAATAGCCCAGAGCGGATCAGGCCGATGGCTCAAGACAACCGTATTGACCGCGGGCACCTCTTTTGTAACTCAGATGCAGACCACGAGCATTTTTATTAGAGGAGTGGCTGGAGGGGGTGGTGGTGGTGGTGCCGCATTTTCAACTCCTAACATGGGCTTTGGAGCAGGCGGAGCGGGCGGGGGATATTTTGAAAAGACTTTTGTTGTAACTCCGAACACCGCATACCCCTACGCTATAGGCGGTGTTGGGTCTGCGGGAGCAAACACCGGAGGCACCGGAGGAACAGGCGGTGACACCACCTTTGCTGTGGGTGGTGTAACTGCAACAGCAAAAGGTGGACTTGGAGGAGTCGGGCAGGCTGCGGCGGCCACGCTTGATGCGGCACTCGGCGGCGCGGGCGTTATTTCCACCAACGGAGATGTTAATTCGGCTGGCGACCCCGGACAAAATAGCATTCGGCTTTCCGGCATCCTTGGAAGCTCCGGAGCCGGCGGGAGTTCTCCGTTCGGCGGAGGAGGGGCCGCTCGAAAAACGAACGGAGCCGGTAATATCGGGCTTGGATATGGTACTGGTGGAGGCGGAGCGGCGGCGGTTTCTGCGAGCCAGGTAGGAGCTACCGGGACGGCAGGCTGCATCGTCGTGGATGAATACGCATGAAATATACCATAGACAAATATGGGAATGAGTCCTTCTACCAGACGGCGACATCGTTTGGAGTGGATGCGTTTCTTTCGATCTCATATCTGTTTGCCGCGGGCGGAGTACAGGCGCTGCTCGAAGGCTCGGCGGTCTGCTCGGCAACGGTCGCGGGTGTTCTCACCACACAAATTCCGCTTGCGGGCGCGGCGCAGGGCACGGTCACGGCATCGGCTCAGCTTACCACCGAGATCCGCATGGCGGGCGCGGCGCAGGACTCGGCGACGGCGGCGGCTCAGCTTACCACGGAGATCCGGCTCGCCGGGTCCGCCCAGGACGCGGCCACGGCGGTAGCGGCGCTTACGACGGAAATTCTTCTGACCGGCGCGGCGAGCGGGTCCGTAGTCGCGGTGGCGGAATTGACCGCGCCTCAGCCGATATTGCTGGAAGGGTCGGCGGTCTGCTCGGCAAGCGCGGCGGCGGACCTCACCACGTCGATCCCTCTGGCGAGCTCCGCCCAAGATGCGGCCACGGCGGCAGCGGACCTCACCACAGAGATAACGGCGGCCGGCAGCGCGTCGGCTTCAGCGATCGCTACGGGCGAACTCACCACTCCGGAATCGGCGCAGCTCGAAGGTTCGGCGACGTGCGAGGCTACCGCTTCGGCGGACCTCACAACCAGCCCGGCACAGACCGTGACCGGTGGCGGTGGCGGCAGCGACGCGAAGCCCAGCTACATCACGCCGTATCATCGGACGCGCTTACAAGAGGGCAACCACGCGGGGTTGCCCCTACAGGGCTCGGCCCGGATCTCGTGTGTTGCAAGCGGCACGCTCACCGATAGTTTCGACGAGCTCACTACAGGCAGCGGCGCATTGTTCGAGGGCTCGGCGCGGATCACGATCGTGGTTTCCGGTGAGCTCACCGACAGTCTGTTCGACGGGCTTACGGATGATGACATCATCGCGCAGCTTATGTTTGAAGAGGAGCTAATGGCCGCATGAACGTCGGGATCAAAGTCACATCGAACGTCAAAGAGATGATGCAGAAACTCGGCGAGGACGTGCGCGGCGGCCTGGTTGCGGGAAGTACAAATACGCTCGAGACCGCCGACGCGCTGATCACCCCGGAGATCCCGGTCGTCACCAGCAACCTGGTGAACTCCGGGACCATCGAGGTATCGCCCGACGGAACAAAGGGCGAGCTGAAGTGGTCCGCCGAGTACGGCCGCTACGTGGTCGAGGGCACCGGCCTCTTCGGTCCGCGCAAACAGAAGATCGTTCCGAAGAACGCCAAGGCGCTCAAGACGCCCTGGGGACCACGGAAGAGCATCAAGGGTCAGGAGCCCAACGACTTCATCACGCGCGGCGTGGAGAAGCTGAACCCGCAGGACGCCTTCGAGACCGGCATGGGAAATTATTTAAAAAAGAAAGGCTGGTGAATAACCCCTCCTTTGTCCTCCCCTTACTTAAGGGGAGGGATAGGGTGGGGTTACTTCCCCTTTATCTACCCGAAGCCTTCGCAAGATTTATCTGGACGAAACGCCTATTGTACGGGCACAGGAGAACCTCCATGCGGAACGACACACTGATGATCATGTTACATAACATAACACACGACGGCGATGTGGTCATGTTGAACACCCTCGACCTGAACGGCAAGGTCCCGACCGAGATCCAGATGACCCCGTTCGGAGTTCTCGACACGCCCAAATACGGGAAGATCATTGTGGACGATGAGTCGGTAACCGCCATCATGGCCTTCCGGGCAAGGAACAAGAACGACGACGTGATCGACTACGAGCACCAGTCCTTTTCAGAACCGCCCGTTGCCTCTCCGGCTGCCGGCTGGATCAAGCGGTATATCAACAAGGGCAAGGACGGCATCTGGGCGGTCGTCGAGTGGACCGAAAAAGCGAAGCAGATGATCCGGAACAAAGAGTACCGATATTTTTCTCCCGTCTTTCTCACGCGCAAGTCCGACCGGAAGGTCCTGGCGCTCCTGGGCGGCGGGCTCACGAACATGCCGAACATCGACGGGATGGTCCCATTGACCAACAAATTTGCAATTCAATCACACAAGGAGGAACCAAAAATGAAGAAGCTTCTCGCAGCACTCGGGCTTTCGGAAACGGCCACCGAAGACGAGGGAATCATCGCACTGAACAAGTTACGGGCCGACGGCTCCGTGATCGTGGCCAATCGCGCGGTCCTCGCCGTGCTCGAGGTGAAGGACGAGGCGACGCTGTCCGAGGTGACCGGCACCATCATGGCCATGAAGCAGAGCCACAAACAGGTGGGCGAGCTCACGGCGACGGTGACGGAGCTGCGCGGCAAGATCGCCGAGCGCGACGCGAACGACGCCATCACCCTGGCGCTGAACACCGGCAAGATCACCCCGGCGCAGAAGGACTGGGCGATCGACTACGCGAAAAAGGATCTCCCGGGCTTCCAGGTGTATGTGAACAAGGCGCCGGTCGTTGTGCCGCTCGACAAGATCGTGACGGACGACAAGTCCGCGGGCGGCGGCGGGCAGCAGCTCGACGAGACCACGCTGCAGGTCTGCAAGGCTTTCGGCAACAAGCCGGAGGATGTGAAGAAGAATCTGGTCGCGGCGTAGCAGCGACCAGGCTGAAGGTAGAAGGCTGAAGGTTTGAGGGAGTTGAGGATCAACATCACAGGTAGCCGCAGGCTTTAGCCTGCGCGAATCTCAGGAGGAAAAAATCATGAAAAAGAAACTGAAACAGATGGCGCTGTTCGGACTGCTGATGGTCGGCATTATGCTGGCCGCCTCGGTCCTCATGGCGGTGGGCTCGCTCCAGACGCCGCTGGTGGTTATTTTTCCGGCGGTGATCGTCGCGCTGTTCATCGCCAACGTGCGGGGGATCATCACCCTGAACGAGATCGGCGCGCTCACCGCGGACCGCGACACGCCGCGCAGGGACGGGCAGCAGGTTTCCATGGGCGTGGCCACGGCCAAAACTATTTTTGCGGGCAGCCTGGTCATGCGCAGCGCGACGGGCTATGCCACTCCCGGCGCGATCACCACGGGCTGCATCGGCGTGGGCCGGGCGGCTGAAACGGTGATCAATGCCGGCGCCGACGGCGCGGTATCGGTCCTGATCGACAAGGGCGTGTACCGGTTCAAAAACTCCGCCGCGGGCGAGGCCATTGCCATCTCCGAGATCGGCAACCTCTGCTACATTGTTGACGACGAGACCGTGTCCAAGACCGACAACGGCGGGACGCGCAGCATCGCCGGCAGGATCCACGACGTGGATTCCTCGGGCGTCTGGGTGGAGTTCTCCGTCATCCCGCGCACGGCCACGGTCGGCAGCGCGGACCTGGACCCGACCGCGATCAAGTATGCCACGATCAACCTGACCAACGCGAACATCAAGAACCTGCGCGCCACGCCCATCACCCTCGTCGCCGCCCAGGGCGCGACCAAGGTGATCGAGTTCGTGTCGCTGCAGCTGCGGCTCGACTACGGCTCCAACGTTCTGACGGAAACCGCCGACAACATGGCGGTCCGCTTTGATAACGGCGCCGGCGCGATCGTCTCCCAGGCCATCGAGGCCACGGGCTTCATCGATGCGGCCGCGGACACCGTCACCAACGCCCTGCCGAAGATCGACGCCATTGTGGCACAGGCCAGCGCGGCGAATAAAGCCCTCGTCCTGCACAACACCGGCGACGGCGAGTATGGCGGCAACGCGGGCGCCGACACGCTCATGGTCGCCAAGGTCGCGTACCGCGTGCATGATTTTGCATAAATAATTCTTCTCACCCTATTCCCTCTCCCCTCGCGGGAGAGGGGCGGGGGTGAGGGGGCAACCATTCAAGGAGGAACCAAACAATGATTGTCAACAGAGCTTCAATCTCCGCCATCTTCGTCAATCTGAAAACGACCTTCAACAACGCCTTCGACGCGGCGGAGTCCAGCTGGCAGAAGGTCGCCATGCGCGTGCCGAGCACGGGCAAGTTGAACGACTACGCCTGGCTCAGCACCTTTCCCAAGATGCGCAAGTGGGTCGGCGAAAAGGTCATCAAGTCGCTGGCCGCGTTCCACTACACCATCACCAACGACGACTGGGAAGCCACGGTCGAAGTGGACCGGAACGATATCGAGGACGACACGCTCGGAATCTACAAACCCCAGGCCGAGATGGCGGGCTTCTCCGCCAAGCAGCTCCCCGACGAGATCGTTTCGGATCTCATCATCGGCGCGTTCGTCAACCCCTGCTACGACGGCCAGTTCTACTGCGACACTGATCACCCCGTGGGCAACGAGTCCACCGGCGTGGCCAGCGTCTCGAACAAGGGCGTCGTGGTCCTGTCCTGTTCCACCCTGGCGCTCGCCCAGGCCAGCATCGGCGTGGCCCGCACGGCCATGAAGAAGTTCAAGAACGACGACGGCCAGCCGCTGAACATTCGGCCAAACCTTCTCGTGGTCCCGCCCGCGCTCGAGGACGTGGCCATGGTGCTCAAGAACAACGAGCGCCTCGAGGACGGCAAGCAGAATCCCTACAAGGGCACGTTCGAGGTCGAGGTCAACAGCCGGCTCACCAGCGACACCGCCTGGTTCCTGCTGGACACGACCAAGCCCATCAAGCCCTTCATCTACCAGGAGCGCAAGGCCCCGACGTTCGTCGAGGTGACGGATCCGCAGTCCGAGGACGTGTTCAAGCGGAAAAAATTCCTCTTCGGCGCCGAGGCGCGCGCCGCCGGCGGGTACGGCTTCTGGCAGCTCTGCTGGGGCAGCACCGGGCTGGGAGCGTAATTTAATATTGTAGGGGCGGCCCCGTGTGGCCGCCCTTTATTCCGGGCAACCACATGGGGTTGCCCCTACAATTTATTTTTTGGAGGTCACATGCCGACCGTAACCGTTACATCAAAATCCGAACTCGGCTTCCGCCGCTGCGGGACCCGGTTCACGCGCGAGCCCCAGACCATCGAGGCGGACGCGGATACCCTGAAGATCCTCAAAGCCGAGACGAACCTCGTTGTCGTTGAGAAAGCGAAAAAGGCAGCGGACCCGCCTCCTCCTCCGGCCGACACCGCCAGGGAGCTGATCGAGAAGATCAAAGCCGAGACGGACATCGCCGTCCTGGGCGAGTTGTTTAAGGACGAGACCCGCGTCACCGTCAAAGATGCTTTGAAGGCGCGGATCAAGGAACTGAAGGACGCGGGGAAAAACAAAAAAGCAGAATAGCGAAACGTCTCCCGCTTGGACTTGCCACGGCGGGAGCCGTCATCATGGCGTGGCGGCCATGGTCTGAATGAGCAGCCAATAGGTGTACAGGCGATAGAGGGGACGAGGTAATAAAATGATCGTCAACAAAAACGAATTCTTCACCATCCTGAGCAGGCACGGCGCAAACATGACCTTCGCCAAGGCCATGCTGGACGGCACCGTCCCATCCGAGGTCCGCTACCAGTTCGACAGCACCTACGAGTGGGACCTGACCATCCCCGTGGTACAGGAAGTGCTCGCCCTGTTCGTCTACCTGAAGATGGTCCCGCAGGCCGCGTCAGACGAGATCATTGCACTGGCCCAGCCCACCCCGCTCGACATACGGGAAAAACGCTACGACCTGCGCGGCATCAGCGGCGAGGTCGTCAAATGGATCGAGACGAACATCCAGCCGCCCGGCACGGAGTACACCATCGAGTCCGAGCCCCTTGTGGAAGACGGCCAGCCGGTAATTCTACAAAAAGGCCCCGCCCTGGTTGAGACCGGCATGGTATCCACCACCGGAGTTCTTCCGGCCCCGGAGGTGAAATAATGTCACTCACCCAAAAACAAACCGCCGACATCGCATATCAGGCATGGCGATCCCTTGCATCACAGGAGGTAGTCGTCCTTGCAGACATCAACGTGTCCGCCCTGCTCCAGCTCGACCTCGGATTTTTCTTCGGTCTGG